CCATAGCTAAGTATATTTTTAAACATTATTGGGGTTCTGCGCCAGACATTTGTTTAGCGGCCACAGATGCCGCACCAGAGCCAGAAACAATGCCTAAAGCACCAGCAAGTTCTGTAAGGCTAATTTCGTGTCCAGCATAAATTAAATAGATTGCGGCAGTTGCTACCACTACAAAGCCAAGCATCCAAGCCCAACGAGCAATATCGTGGGTTTGATTATCTTTTCCAGTAAGGATATGCGTAAATATTTCGTTCATTTTTGATTACCAGCTAATAAAGCCACTACCACAGCAATTAATTGCATTGTCCATTGACGGGTATCTCCCGTATCAAGACATGGAATCCAGTCTAATATGCAAAGCGATCCTATTGTTGCCGATATTGCCACTACATAAACTAAAAGCCAAATTAATACTTGCCTATAGTTTTTATTCATTTTGCATGATAAAAACCAGCAATAAAGCTAATAAATCCACTAATGGCTGAAACTATTGCCATTCCCATCCAAAACCCACCACGACTTTTATTGGCTAAGGCAACTAACTCTTTTAAATCTTTTCGAATCTCAAAAAGTTCGCCTTCCATTGCTTCGACTTTTTGCCATAACTGGCCATATTTAACTGGGTCAATTTGAAAATCGGACATAGCAAAACCATAAATAAAGGGTTGATTGATATATTATATTGTCCGATATATTACAGAATGTATTTTATCATTTCTTCTGGCTTTAGAAACGCATCGGGGTTATATTCAGTAAAATCCCACCAGAGAAACTGATTCTGCGCCAAATAATTATGGGACTTTAATAAATTGATGTTTTCTGGATGCCCAAATATTAACGGATCAGATACCGACCATAATACAATGCCAGGCTTGCCACAATCCCATGCTAAATGTTGAAAAAAACTATCACAGCCAATCCAAATGCGACACTCAGCAATTAGTTCACGCAGTCTGGCGACTGGCAAATTCTTTAGAAACTGCTGGGTTATCTGTTCTTCGCCATCAACTCCGACTTGCACAACTTCCTCAGAAATTAATGCTAACAATTCTTTCCAATAAGGGTAATTTTTTGGATTAGTTTTGCCATTTTGTAATGGTTTGGCAAATGGGGCAATTAGTATCATAGGTATAACTTCCTATAGGCATCCTCAAGGCTACCTTTCCAATTCCATTGCGCCATCTTTTTATAGATATTCCAGCGGTCTAAATTCCCAAATAACGCTTGAGCTTCCGCAATAGATTTGCCTGGGACAATATCTGGATAGCAAGTGAAAACAATAGGATTAGGCACATCAGGTAATACATGACTAAAAACAATATGGTCACCAGCACCACAATTAAGCACCACAATGGTATTGTCGCTATAACCGACAATGTTTCTAAAGATGTTCTCATCATGTGCATACATATCCTCTCTGGATTCGCTACGGATGCCGCCCCCAGCCTTTAAATGCCAGGTTGTTGCATGGGGAGCAACTAAAACTTTGTATCCTTTTTGATACATTCCATAAGTAAATAGCGTTTCTTCCCGATGGGCTACACGAGATAAGCCTAAGTTATAGTCATTTACCCCAGCACGATATAAGAATGAGCAATGCAGATGTTCAACTTGCTTAATCTTTTCTATTTTTCCCCATTGAATATTGGGCTCTTTATCAATATCGGCAATTTTTCCTGTGGATTCTGATGTATCAAATACATTAGGCATGGTAAGAATTGATCCACCAGCTGCGCCTACATTCTTAATTTCTGTGGCGTAACTATGTAAATTTTGTAATACATTTGGCTCTGGAATGGCATCATCATCTACACGCCAAACCCATTTATATCCCATCTCATTCGCTTTTTGATGGATGTGATGCTGACCTTTTTTATCGGCAAATAACCATTCCCATTTAATGCCCTTGTAATCTAATATTTGAAATATGTGCTGATATATAGGGTTTTCCCGCATATCTTCGGGATTGTCGTTGTCATCGAATATAACCAGCTTATCAGGGCTTTTAGTTTGATTGGCTATAGCCATTAAGACCATAGGCAAAGTCGTTGTGTAACGACCTCTAGTGGCTACGGAGCAGAGTATTTGCATAGCATTAGATTGCATTTGTTTTGTTCTGTAATTGGTTTTAATTGAGTTGATATTTGTCCGTGCTCATTGATATATTCAAACTCAAAGTCAGGAAAATCTTTTTCTGTTAATCCATGCAACTTGTGATGCTCACCCCAAAAGCCTTTTGGCTCATTGTGCGGCACAGTAATTAAAAGCCTTTTGCAATGCTGTTTTAGCTTATTTACTATTTCCAAGCCATTGTCTAAATGCTCAATAACCTCAAAAGCAACAATAGTATCGTAGTTAGCCAAATTATAGGTATTAATATTGCCATACAAAAACTGACAATTACTATCCCAATGCTGATCTTTAGCCACATCCACAATGATTGGGTCATAGTCAATCCCTGTGTATTGAATTTCTTTAGGGAAAAATTGACTGCCATATCCTGTAGTGCAACCAAGTTCAAATAAAGTTGGTCCAAGAATTTGTTGATTAGCCCACTCATATCTTTGTCTTTCTCTAGGAAATACTGTATCGCCTTTTAGGAATACTGCTCTTTCATAATTGTTGGATAACAAATAGCGGTAATAATCTAGGTTATATTTTTTAGCCAGTTTAAGCTCATTGGCATGGAATTTATCTTTCCAATTTTGCACTAATGCTGGGTCGTGCATTGTGCCTTCTGCTACATGATAGATTGGATAAGTGCCATTGTTGCCGCAATCTACAAGGGTAAACCCTGACTGTTCAGCTAAGTAGCAAAATTCTATATCCTCACAACCACCAGTTTCATAATCAATATTTAACAAACCAACTTTAGCAAAAACTGATCTTTTTATTAAAGCACAAAAGAAAATGCCAAATTTAGATTTAGTAATTGGGGAATATTGTCCAAGCACATAATTGACATCCCCTTGGTCTAGCATTTCTAGCCATTTGTTTTTAGGCTGTTCTAACAAAATAGTGTCATTGTTAAGTAGAATAATTTTACTTGCTGTTGATGCTTTAATGCCCTCATTAGTAGCTTTTGCAAAGCCTAATGCATTGTCATCCCATCTAAACTTCATATTGGGAATAGCAGTTTTTAAATATCTAAGGTAATCCCTAGTATTGTCTGTGCAACCATTAGCTGATATGACTAATTCAACATCAGCCATATCAGTCCATTTGATTATGGAATCAATGCAGGGCTTTAGGTACTTCTCACAGTTGTTATATGTGGGTATTACGACGCTGTATTTCATGTTTTTCTTTAAAGTTCGTACAAACTTATCTTAAACGATTCTATATCTACTTATGCAAAAAAGGAGTTAAAAACTGCCTATTCTACTACTACTAATACGCAAAAAAGCTATTAGTTGCCCCAAGTAGCTACTGGTTGTTCAGGAAATACTGCGTCCCATGTTGGATTAACTGCAATTTTACGAATAGCGTTTCTGTATATTAAAAACTCATTTTGATTAGTCAAATAGGGGTTATTGGCTGGGTTGGTAACATCAGGAATAGTTGTCCAATCAGTAGCATATAGCAGTTGGCTGGCAGTAGCTTGGTTTTGAGTAGTCAAAGTGTCGTGCATTTGCTGTATCTGCTCTGGGGTTAATTGTGCTACCTCTACTGTGTAAACCCAGTTTAAAGGTTGTGCTGGGTCTGTTATTAAAATATAAGGAGTAGCTGGTACTAAGCATTGAGTTGTGGGGTCATAGTCAAGATAAGTATTCACATACATACAGTTGTTTTCAACCATAAACTGTTCATTTGGTCCGCTAGAAGGAAAAGAAGTATCAGGATACATAGACTGGTAATCAGCTACATCAACCACTTGTCCATTTTCAATTTTAGCTATTAACATATAAATCCTTATTGATTAGGGAACGCTGAAGTAGGGGCGCTAAAGTTAGCTGTATAACGAGCTATGCCGTTAGTAATCCGAATATCGTCTAAATAGCAGTTTGAACTATTAGTAGGGGTTGGTAAATAACATCCAATGCCTAAAGGGTTAGCTACATAGTTTGTAGAGTCTGTAGTCCAAGTAGAGCCTTGTTGAGTGCCGTTTACAAACAAGCGGGTGTTTGTTCCACTACGACAAACTGCCACATGATACCATTGCCCAGTTGACAAGGCTGTACCAGTAATTTGAGTCACATTTGATACATAGTAAGTAAGAGCAGAACCAGCTAATTGAATAACTGGAGCAGCTTGTGTACCTGTGGAACGCTGGTCATAAAAATCTCCGTTAGCTGTAGAGTTCAGATACAACCAAAACTCAATCGTAAAGTTAGCCGTTCCAAGAGTTGTATATGGCTGAGAAGGAACAGTCATGCCATTACTGCTTGCTGCATAGGCTACCGAGCCTGTACCAAATTTAACTACGCTAGTGCTAACTTTTGGATTAGATGCGGTAATTAAATCTGATTTACCAGCATTATCATAAATACCTGCATTTGTACCATTTAACAAAATTGATGTATTAGTAATTGCCGAAATTGGTGCGGTAGGAGGCGTAAAAGGCGCAGTATATAAACCAGTTCCTTTAAGGATTCGGAAGTTAGAAATGTAACCAGTAAAAGGTAACGCAGTATTATTATCAGCACCTAAGTTTGGGTTTGTTCCTGTGTAGCTTGAAGTATCTGCTACTGTACCACCTTGCTGACCATTAACAAAAAGATAAAGTTGCCCAGATGTTCTTGATGCGGCAACATAGTTCCAAGTATTTAAACTAAATAATACTGTGCTTTGAATGAGAAGGGCGGACGAACTTATAATTTTGTTAAGCTGTATTATTCCACCCGCTTGATAAACTATCCAAAATGCGCCACTTGAAGCTGCGTTATTAGAAGTAATGTATAAAGAAGTACCAGTATTAGCAATTGGATAAAACCAAAATTCAACAGTAAAGTCTCCTGTTCCAAATGCAAATGCTGCATTATTTGGAAAGGTTAATCTTGATGCGCCTGGAAAATACAGACTTCCACCATTGGTACTTGTGCTATATGCAGAAGTTGGAGCATAAGGACTCCAAGGTTGAACTGATGGTGTTCCTGTAACAGTAAAAGTAAAGTTATTGCTTGAGTTATCTATAAACCCACTAGACTGACAAGTAAGCAAACTTGTATTTGTAATAGCTGTTAATGGTATTGTAGAGGGCGTAAAGTTAGATGTGTATACGGCTGTGCCTTTTACCAATCTTACATTGGATGTGTATCCAACTAAATAATTGCCAGCAGTTGCGCCATTGCTATTAATGGTTACACGACTAGCAGCGTAGTTATTTGCATCTACATAGCTAGAGCCTTCTTGCACTCCATTTAAAAACATTTTAGTTACTAATGTAGACCTAGAAACGGCAACATGATACCAAGTGCCTACAACTAAAGCTGTTGTGCCTGTAATTTGAGCTGCATTGGAGACAAAATAAGTAAGCATATTAGAAGCAGAAACATAAATTGCTGGTATTACAGCATTGGCTGTTCCGCTATTTCTTTGGTCAATAATGTATTGAACCGCCCCTGTTGTAGTTAAATAAACCCAACATTCCATTGTAAAGTCGCCTGTACCATAAGTAAAAGCAGCATTAGTCGCTACAGTTAAATATGAAGCAGTTGGAAAGTAATTAGACCAATACCCAGCAGCTTGACTATATGGCGTATAAGTGCCTTGTGTGGGTGTGCCTGTTCTAGTAACAGTAAAGTTGTTTGTCGATGAATCTAAGAAAGTATTGTTCTGCGCCCCATTAGTTCCATCGCCATGAAGCAATAAAGCTACTTGTTTAAAGTTTGCGTCACTAGTTGGTGCTACTGTTTGATTACCAGCGGCAGCCCTTAACATTTTACTAAGCATTATGCATTACCTACTAAAGCACCATAAATAGTTGAACCTATTTTCCACAATTCAATATTAGTTGTTACTGTTGTAGAAAGAGTAGGTGCTGAACTACCAATCCAAGTAACAGGAACACTTGACCAAGTTATAGTATTTGAACTGGCAGTAATTTGTAGTGTAAGACTAGCACCAGCAGTCCAAGTACCAGCAGTAGGAGTAGATGTTCCTGATAATGTCCAAGTCTGAATAGTTCCATTTGTAGGACTTAACGCTGGTGTAGTTCCTGTAACTGCATAAACTGTTTCAATAAGCCCAGTAAAAGTTGGGTTAGTAGCTAAAGCAACTACAGTCCCACTTCCAGAAGTTGTATAGCTTGTTCCCCATGCTGACCCTGTTGAGTTTGCAATGCCAGCACTAGGATAAACCATTGCTCCAGAGTAGCCAGAGAAGCCACTTACGCCTGACCCTGAGTAACCCGACCAACCAGAAATTCCACTTCCTGAGTAACCTGATAACCCGCTAACCCCTGATCCGCTGTAACCTGACCATCCAGATACGCCAGATCCGCTATACCCAGAATATCCGCTTATGCCTGATCCGCTGTAACCTGATGCGCCTGACCAGCCACTTACACCGCTACCGCTGTAGCCTGAGTACCCACTAGTGGATGCGCCCGAAAATCCGCTTATCCCTGAGTACCCGCTAAATCCAGAAACTGTTGCTCCTGAGTATCCAGAATAGCCACTTATTCCAGAACCACTATATCCTGAGAAGCCTGATATTGTTGCGCCAGAAAACCCTGATGTCCCGCTATATCCGCTAAAACCTGACACGGTTGCGCCAGAATAGCCCGAAAATCCAGATATTCCGCTTCCCGAATAACCTGAGTAGCCGCTTACGCCACTACCAGAAAATCCTGATATGCCGCTATACCCGCTTATACCACTCCCGCTAAAGCCTGAGAATCCGCTTACGCCTGATCCACTAAACCCCGAGTACCCAGAATACCCAGAAACTGTAGCTCCCGAAAATCCGCTTGTCCCGCTATAGCCGCTGTACCCTGATGTAGCAATACCAGAAAATCCAGAGTACCCGCTAAATCCGCTTTGTCCTTGTGGGCCAACAATTTGCCCTACATTATTCCAAGTTGTGCCAGACCATACATAAAGATCGCCATTCAAATCGACAATATAAGCATCATTAGGAAGATTGCCAACTAAAGGCAAATCCGCTGGCGTTGCTACTGATCCTTTAATATTAATGGATGTGCCTTGTGTCCCACTAAACCCGCTATAGCCCGATAATCCACTTATGCCAATGCCTGAGTAGCCTGATGTCCCAGAAAACCCGCTATAGCCCGATATAGACTGGCCAGAGTACCCTGATATTCCAGAAAAGCCGCTTGTACCAATACCGCTAAATCCAGAGTACCCTGATATTCCACTTCCAGAGTAGCCCGAAAAACCAGAAACAGTTGCGCCAGACATTCCAGAATAGCCTGAGTACCCGCTTATCCCGCTTCCAGAAAAACCTGATTGCCCAGACCAGCCACTAAATCCGCTGGTAGCAATACCGCTGTAGCCTGAGAATCCAGATGTGCCACTTCCGCTATATCCTGACCAACCAGATACGCCTGATCCGCTATAACCACTAATTCCTGACCATCCTGAAATGCCTAATCCTGAATAGCCAGAAAAACCGCTATAACCGCTATAACCAGAGGCTCCACCAACTCCACGATCAATATTAATAGTCTGATTAG